TTACCAGAAGGACCAGACAATGAATTTGAAATAGTCTGGGAAGAAGACCATATTCAATCTTATAAATATCCTAGAATGTTTGCTCTTAAAAGACCTACATGGGAAGTCAATCCTACTAGAAAGATTGATGATTTTAAGATTGCATTTTTAACTGATCTTGGTGATGCAATGATGCGCTTCTTATGTACACCAACATATTCTTCTGATGCGTTCTTTAAGCAAAAAGATAAATTAGAAAGATGTATGACACTTAGAAATCCACTGGATACTCACAGAAGATTTGATCCAGGTTTTAAGCCAGATCCAGACAAAGTTTATTACATACATGCTGACCTTGCACAAAAGCATGACAAGTGTGCAGTAGCAATTGCACATGTTGAACGCTGGGTTAATATTCAGGTTATTAAAGATTACGAGCAGGTTGCTCCAATAGTTATTGTAGATGCTGTTGCTTGGTGGGAGCCAAAGGTTGAGGGTCCAGTAGACCTATCTGAAGTTAAAAAATGGATAATGAATCTTCGTAGAGAAGGCTTTAACATTGGAACAGTTTCATTTGACCGTTGGCAATCATTTGATATTCAACAGGAGCTAAAGGCGGTAGGTATGAGAACTGATACTGTTTCTGTTGCTAAAAAACACTATGAAGACCTAGCTATGATGATATATGAAGAAAGAATTGCAATGCCCATGATTCCTTTACTTCTTGAGGAAATGAGTGAGTTAAAGATTATGAAAAATAATCGTGTAGACCACCCACGCAAGAAATCTAAGGACTTAGCAGATGCCGTTTGTGGGGCGGTATTTGGGGCAATCTCGCATACAAGTAGAGACTCTAATATAGAAATTGAGATTCATACTTGGTCCTCTGCCACTCGACTTGCGGAGAAGCAAAGAGATATGGTAGAATTGGATTCTGGGGAAATTCCTGACAATGTTCAAGAATACCTTGGGGAATATAAACTAATATAAAATACGATGAATTATAAGGAGAAAAATGAATTCATTTAAGAAGATCGCTCTTGGTCTGGTTGCAGCCATGACTTTGGGCACAATCGTTGCAACACCTGCAAGTGCCAACACAGTATCTGTAGCAGTAACAACAAAGGCTGTTGCTACTGATGATGGTTCTGCAGCATTACCTCTCACGGTAAATGTTCCTTTTGACAATGTCATTAGTGATACTGCTACTACTACATCAGAGGTACTAACTCTTACTGCAACTGTTCCATCTGGAACTCCAGTAACCTTTGCTACAACTGGTGCAAACACCAAGTTGCTTACAGCAATTGGTTCTACAGTTACAACCGCTTCTGGCGTAACTTCTTTGACAGTAACTCCAGCATCAACAACTGCTGTTGCATATCTTTATACAACAAGCACTGCTGCTTCTGCAGTTACAGTATCTGTACTTGGTGCAAGCACAACTCTTTATGTAAAGGGTATTGCTGGTCCAGCATTTAATGTTTCACTTTCAGTTCCTGCAACAGGAAATATTGGTGGATCAGTAACTGCTACTGCTCTTGTAACAGATATTTTTGGTAACCCAAAGGCAACTGCTCCAACATTTACAGCAATTAATGCAACTGCTGCTACTGCTGTTCAGGATGCACTTGTAACAAATAAGTACACATCTATTGTCACACTTCCAGCAACTGGCGGATCTTCCGCTGTTGGAGTATCAATTACAGCACCAACTGCTGTTCCAACTCTTGCTACTGCAGTAACATCTGCATCTGCAATTGTTTCAACAGTTGATCTAGCTGCTGCACTTGCTGCTGAAAAGGCTGCTCGTGATGCGGATAAGGTTGCTGCTGCTGCTGCACTTGCTGCTGCTGTCAAGCTAGAACAAGATAAGGCTGCTGCTGCTGCAATTACTGCTGCTGCAGACCTAGTTAAGGCTAATGCAGAAATTGCTAAGTTGAAGGCTGATGCGGTAACTGCTAAGGCTGCTGCAGATAAGGCTCTTGCTGATGCAACTGCTGCTCATACTGCTGAACTTGCAAAAGTAAAGGCAGATAATGATGCTGCTGTTGCTGCAATGAAGAAGGCATTCAATGCTCTTGCTGCAAAGTGGAATAAGGCCAATCCAAAGGCTAAGGTTGCACTTGTTAAGTAATTAACAAATTAAAGATTAGGGCGCAGAGAAATCTGCGCCTTTTTCTTTTATAGTGGTATAATATGCTTATCTAAATAATTAAATAAGGAGAAGCCCCATAAATAAAAAAATCCTACGCATAACCGCAGTGGTGGGAATTTTATTTAGTACTCTTTTTGGTTTTCCAGAAAATGCATATGCTACTTGTGTAAATTATATTCAATCACAAACAATAGCAGCAGCATATGAGGGTGATGCAGTTCCAACGGTACATACAATGGATACTTGTGGTGGAGATGATACTTCATATCAAATTCCTATAGCTACAACAATTAATTTTGATGGTATTGAATATTCAAACATTTATGCAACAACTAATTCTGTAATTACATTTGGTCAACCAGATGGCACATATTGGGATTATCCACAAACACCATCTATTTCTTTATATTCTATGGACTGGGTTTCTGGATGGTATAACGCACCTGATACCCTTAATATATCTTATTCTGAGGGTGGTTTTCAACTAAGTCTTCAAGTTATACCGTTTGGTCAATGGAACACACCAGAAGCAAGTAATATTAATATTCTTGTTGCTATTACCAATACTGGTGGTATTTCTGTGGCATATAGTTATCAAGGACCAGAATATCCAAATTTAAGAACTGGAGTAAGACTTCATGACGGTTCTATTGTTTCATTAGAGGCTTGGGGTGCAACTCAAATATCAGCAGCAGAACCATTGCCAACTCTTCAAGCAGAACCAATTCCAGAACCAACACCAACACCAATAGAGCCACCAGCAACACCAGAAGAAATACAAGCAGAAGTAGCAGAAGCTACACAACTAGCATCAGAAATATCAGATTTAAATAATTTAATTGCATCTATTAATGGTGAAGAGATAGTTGAAGTTACTCCAGAACCAGAGGTTACTCCAGATCCTGAACCAACAGAAGAACCATCGAATGAACCAGATGTTATAGTAGAGCCAGAAATTATTGATCCAGAAGATCCAAGGTTTCCTGATAGTACAGACGGACAAAATGAACAAGATCCATCCACGAATCCCGAAGATTCTGGAACAATAGACGAGCCATCGGAGAATCAGGAACCTTCACCAGAGCCTGTACCTCAAGAAGAGGATACAAATCAATCTGAAGATAACCAATCAGAAAGTCTTCAACCATCCGAAGATCCTGTTGTAGTTCCTGATAATAATTCATCTGATAATAATAGCATAGGTAGTTCAATTTCTGAAGACGAATTAAATAAATTAAATAAATTAATTAGTCAAAATGATGCAAAGTTATTAGCACAACTAACTGATAGCCAAAAAGAAGTTGTAGCGGATTCTCTTGGTGTTAAAGCTAATGAAATTTTATTAATTGCAGAACTTGCTCAGTCAAATCCAACGGTAGCAAAAGCACTAGAATCATTTGCTGAAAAAGCTAAAGAAAATGCAGATGCACCAATGCCATACACGCTGGCAGATGCTATTACAGAAGAAAATATGGAAGCATTTTTAAATAATCCAATAGGGGCACTAACTAATATAGATTTGGAAAAAATACTTAGTCCATCTGAGTGGGGCAAAGATATGACAGATGATCAAAGAGAAAAGGTTCAGGAAGTAGTTATTCCTGTTATTTTGGTAGGAAATATAGTTAGTTCTGTTATGTCATTAAGGAGGTTATAATATGGACATGGTAAAAAATATCATAAATAAGGTAGGAAAACTATCTATTAAGGCAGTAAAAGGTTTTATGGTATGGCTTAAAAAGGCTTTGATTGAGAGTATTGCTCAGGTATTTACTATACTTGGATTCTTTATTGCTTGGCTTACCCTTACAGGTACCGCCCAACAAGTGGTAGGAATAGCAACAATTATCTCAATTGCCCTATGGCTAGTCACTATTCCACTTCGTGAAGAAAAGGAATAAAAAATGAAAGATAAGGTTATTTTTACATTATCAATAATGGTAGGTCTCGCTATAATTACTGCTATTGTTGGAGACTATATTACTGCTGCTCTTGAGACCCAAAAAACTGGGGAGCCAGTAGAAGTATCTGCAGAAGTAATGACCCTTGTACAGACTGCCCTTGGTGGTCTTATAGGTATTATTGGTGGATATTTTGGAGCTAAAGGTAGTAAAAAAGACGAAGATTAACTGGTATAATGGTGGGTATGCTAAGGATAATTGGGATCGCTCTTCTAGCCGTTGCACTGGCTGGGTGTAACTATGATGGCTCATACCGCTACCCTTGCCAAGATCCAGCAAATTGGGAAAGCGCAGAATGCAAACCACCACTTTGTGATGTAAACAACACATGTCCAAAAGATTTAAATACTAATATAGAGGAAGAAAAAACGGGGGTAACAACAAATGGCTAAAGAAAGATTAACGCCACAAGATCTAGATGCTAGATTAAAATTTATTTTGGGTATTACATTAGGCTCTATTCTATTTCTTACATCAGTAGGAATTCTATATGGTCTTTTGTTTGTTACCCAACCAATTGGAGCACAGTCTGAAAATGATAAAATGTTTTTTAATGTGCTTGGTTCTGTAGCAACTTTTATTACAGGAACACTTGCTGGACTTCTTATTGGTCAGTCTGGTGCTAAAGATATTATGAAGGCACAGCTTGATAACAAAGAAATAGATGCAAAGAATACACAGGCAGATAAGAAAGTTGAATCTGAAATTAGAATGGCAGAAGAAAAGCTTGATGCTGAACTTGATGAAGTAAGGGCACGTCTTGCTAAGAAACCTGATGGTGCAATGCCAGCAGAACAGCCAGTAGATACAGATTGGGATAAGGATTAATCATGTCAGATAATTTTCCAGTACCAGCAGAAACAGCAAAGGCTCCGAAAGGAACTGCTGCTCGTTTAATTCAAGTAGCTAAGTCACAAGTTGGATATATTGAAGGTCCAAAAGATAACGAAACTAAATATGGAGCATTCACCAAGGCAAACTTCCAGCCTTGGTGTGGAAGTTTTGTAATGTGGTGTGCAAACGAAGCAGGTGTCAAGATTCCAAATACAGTTTATACTCCAGGTGGTGCAGCAGCGTTTA